ACGGATAGAAAATATTCTGATATTTTAACTATTTTTGATGGAATATATAAAGACGAAAAATGTATGGACACGTTGAAAGATATGAGTTTCTTTTATCAATGTATGTCTTGTACCAATGGTGATATGACTCGAATTGGCTATTATGAAGATACAGATTTCTATGAGTCTCATACAGACATTGCGACTGTTTCGTTATTGTGTTGGTTTAATAAAGAACCAAAATCTTTTACAGGTGGGGATTTAGTTTTTACCGATTATGATATAGAAGTGCCGTATAAGCACAATATGCTTCTTATATTTCCATCTTTTATAAAACATGCGGTAACGCCAGTAAAAATGATAAAGAATAAAAAGCAATCTTCTGGATATGGCAGATATTGTGTTTATAGATTGATTTATATTAGATAGGTAGTATAGTCTTTTGAGGATAGTAAAAACATGGAGAGGAAAACCCGAAATAACGGAAAGAGATATTAAAGAGATGGAAGATTGGCGTAAAGGATTGAAAGAATGGGCTGATAATACTGGGGATTTAGGAAATATGCTCGGTGGATTCATAGGAATGTTTGGTGTGTTTGCTTTTATTATGTTTTTCTATGAAGGATGTAGCTGGAAAAGTTCAAATGGGCCAGACAATATACTTAGCCCCAAAGAGGAGAAGACATCTGAAAACCCATCGCAACATGGATTCTTACACAAAGACTTTGACGCATCAGCTTGGATATTATACAAAGGTTAATTGGAGTGCTTATGTGGGAAACAGTATTTATAGCAAGTATGTGGACTTATTGGTTCAGCGAGGGATGTACAGAGGGATACACTTTTGCAAACTCGGACAGAAGAAAAGAAAACAAACTTATTTGTGAGCATAAAGGTAAGGGCGAAGGAGTATTAGATTATCATGCTTGGCGACTTGGAGAGAATATTGGTACAGTTGGTGCCGTTGCCAGTGCCTATATGATTGCATCTGAGCCACTAAATTTTGCCATGATATTAACGGGGTCGTGGCTTACTGGAACTTGGATATATGAAAGAGCATTGAACTATGTGTTTTCTAATGACCTATTTCCACAGAAAGGCCCGTATAATTTAATGGGATTAAAAATCCCTCGTAATCAGCTTGTGGAGGGAATCCTCACTGCTGGTATTGGAACAGCATTAATTGTAGGAGGTCTATAATGGACTATATGATGGGTAACTGGGAATATATAATGATTGCCGTTATGGTGGTCGACAAAATCGTAGCCATGTCACCGAGTAAGATGGATGACCTTGTTTGGACATCTGTCAAAAAGGTTTTAATGGGCGTAAGAGTAATGAAGAAAAAATAATGCCGTTTTACCAAGAGATAACTAAGGTAATTGGTCGTGAGGGAGGGTATGTAAACGACCCTGATGACCCCGGCGGAGAAACTAAGTACGGCATTTCTAAAAAAGCATATCCAAAGGTTGATATAAAGAACCTTACAATGGATGATGCCGTAGAAATATATAAAGATGAGTATTGGTTGCCAGCCAAAGTTGAGCGATTGCCAGATAAATTACAAGGTCAGTATTTTGATATGGTTGTAAATCAAGGTATATCAAAGTCTGTCAAAATATTACAACGCGCCTGTAACGGAAAGAACAAAGACAAGATTGAAGTAGATGGTAAGATTGGACCCAATACAATTAAAGCTACTAAGAAAGTAGAACCTGATAGGTTGAGGGCTTATAGAATTATGGAATATGCTAGATTGGCAATGACCCGACCAAAGCTAGAAAAATATTATTATGGCTGGGTAAAGAGGGCTATGCATGCCTAAAGCATTCTATGGTCTAAAAGATTTCTCCGGCGGTCTTAATGACGCTTTCAATCCACGTGATATTGCTGATAATCAGCTTTCTGAAACAGACAATATTATTCTGGATGAGAGGATGTCAATCAAGCCGTTAGGCGGAGACTCCACACATACTGACATACCAGACGGTACCGCAGGGCATATTACGCCCGGATATGGTGCATTTGTATTCGAGTCTGACCATGAGCAAGGTTCTTCCGCATTAGACACGGGTGAGAACTGGTTTGCAATGTGCGATGGTCTTACAGGTACAATAGACCTATACGACCTTAAAGGTGATGCATTTAACAGTTCTCAAGTTGACTTGGGAACGCCTACAAGTGATACATTTGCAGCAAATAAATTAGCGTTCACAGATAATTCTGGTTCTGGTACGAATGATACTATTGTAGATGATGACAGTACAATGATATCCAATGGGTTTCGCAAGGGCGATATTATTGCGATATCAGGATGTACTGACGATACAGACAATAATCTTAATGGGGTGAGAATTAAGAATGTGACTGCAAGTACGATTACACTTGACCATAGTGGAATCGTTGATACAGATGCTAATGAGGCTGGTACTCCCACTATTACAAAGCTTATTAAAGCTGTTTACTATTTTTCCGATGAAGCTTTGAGGATTGCTGACGGCACGTTCGGTGCTTCTGTTCAGCCTTATTGGTATGGCTACGTTAAAAGACAGCACTTTGGTAGCCTGAGTCTTTCTTCCACTACAAGTTTTGACAACTGGTTCTCCAATGTAAATACATTAGCTGCCCCCACAGAGCTTGTCATTCATGCATCTAACTATCCATCTGCAGGTACTGGATTTCAATTCAGTACAACGGCAGCGACTGTATCTGGCGGTGGCTATGATGCTGTGGCATATCAGATTGCTACTTCGTTTATTTATGACGGTCATCAGGAATCATTACTTTATGTTCCTACGTCGAACAATACATTTACACCGAGTGCAGATAATTATAAAGTGACAATGAATCTGCATGCAACCGCACCGTTTGATGAAAGGATATCTGGTGCGAGGGTTTATGTAAGAGTAGACGGTACAGATGACCCTTGGGCACTGCTTATGGATATTGATATGGCACGTGGTGCTAGAGCAGGACTAAGCGGTGATTATTCAGCGTGGGTAAAAAATAGCGGTGACCAAGTATATGTAAATAGCGTTGTATCATTAGCTCCAAGTCTGGAAACATATGAAATATTAAATGGTTTTCTTCCTTCTGAGCGTAAGATTACCATATCGGGTAACGGAGAAGGATATAAGACTGCAGTGGTTGCCAACCGAAGATGTTTTGTAGCCAATATAAAGACAGAGAACGAAGACGGTCAGACTATTCAAATGCGTGACAGGATTATGTACACTCCCGTAGGAAAGTTTGATACGTTTCCTAGAAGTTATTTTATTGACGTTGTTAAGGGAGATTCTGAAGAGTTTATTAAGCTTGAGGAATATTCAGACAGGTTGTTGGCGTTCAAGACGAGAAAACTTTATATTCTTAATATAGCTTCTCCTTCTCCAGCCAACTGGTTCTTAGAAGAGATAAAAGACTTTTCTGGTATAGAACATCCTCATGCAGCAGTCAAGACAGAGTTTGGTATATGCTGGATAAACAAGTTTGGTCTTTTCCTGTATGATGGAAATAATGTTACAAACCTTTTAAGGAACAAGATTAATGAGTCTACTTGGCAAGATTATGTAAATGCAAATACTGTAATAGGTTATAATCCCAAGAAATATTATCTCGTTATCTTAAAGAGTTCTTTTGCCACAGATGGGGATGTATACGTATATGACTTTCGTACAGGTTCTTGGGTGTCAGGACAGGCAGCATTTGATACGAACGTAAATCGAAGTAATATAGTTTCTGATTGGAACGGCAATATGACAACTACCTATCAGAATCTTACTACTGGAGATTTGACTTGGACTAATACCAATGCAAACTGGGGTTCTTATACTGGTGGAAACCTATGGAATTCTACTGCTGATAATTACAGTGTAAAGGAATGGTCAGATGATATCCGTGATGTGACGGCTGAAAATTTCAAGGTGACTACGAAAGATATAGATTTCGGTGACCCCGGCAGAATAAAAAAGGTATATGGTATTACACTAACTTATAAAAGCGATAATGACCAGACACAACCGATATACTATGCTACAGATGGTGGTACAAGTTTTTCAGACCAGCTTACGGGCAATTTCAGTGGCACGGGAACAGGATGGAAGAAACTACGAGCCACTTCAAGCAGTCCAATCTCTTGTCAGAGCATAAGATTTAAAATTACAAATCCGACCACTACAACGGGTACGTCGGAAGGAATACAGATAAATGATATGTCTATTGAATATAGACCTATATACAAGCGAGTGAATTAATGCAGGCACAGGAACGAAAGCTCAGGAATATGACACAGCGTCCTATTACTATTTCGGATAAGCCACCTGCCGTATCTCAGATGATGGATGGAGAAAGGGCTTACGCACGAGTTCCCGGCAAGAACCTGAGATTATATATTCGCTTGGGAGCAAAATTATATTACACAGAATTTCTACCAGTGGAAGAAAGAGACACAACACTGGTAACGACTAACGTGTGGGAGGAGATGGAATAGTGGCTTCAGCGTTTAATGCATTACTATCAAATGTAAGAGATAAAAATCAGGCAATGGCCTCTATGGCTCAGGCTAGAGTAGGAATTGTAGCAGCTAAGGAAAGGCAAGATATTCAGAGAGCAGAACAAGAAATAGCAGACAAGCAACTAGCAGAGGAGTCTCGAAGAGCAAGGCAGGAAGCAAAGGCAAAACGAAAAGGTACTCTTGGTGGATTTATAGGTGGGCTTTTAGCACCTGCGGCAGCGGCGGCAGCAAGCATAACTCTTGGACCACTTGGAATGGCTCTAGCTGCGGGAGCGGGCGGATACCTCGGCTCTAAAGCAGGAACAGAGCTTGGTGGTGAAGAATGGTATAAAGGCGGGAAAAAGCTATTTGGTGGAGTTTCATATAAATATAAACCAATAAATGAGGCTGACATTTCAAATCTTTCCAGTGGGTACTTTTA